AAGACATCGGTGTCATCCAAGTCGGTAAGACTGCTGACTTCTCAACAGCCCTGCAGATGATGCAGACTCTTGAGCGTCGCATCCTTGAAGCATTCCTTGTCTTGACTGTGCGTCAGTCTGAACGCACCACTGCTGAAGAGGTCCGCCTCACTCAGCTCGAACTCGAACAACAGCTTGGCGGTTTGTTCAGCCTTCTGACCGTTGAGTTTCTGGTCCCTTACTTAAACAGGAAGCTAATGGTGCTGTCCCGCGAAGGTCAGCTGCCTAAGTATCCTAAGAATCTAGTCGCACCTACTATTGTGGCTGGTATCAATGCACTGGGTCGTGGTCAGGACCGTGAGTCTTTGACTGCATTTATCATGACCATTGCACAGACCCTTGGTCCCGAAGCTATGATGAAGTTCATCAACGCTGACGAAGCTATCAAGCGTCTTGCTGCTGCACAAGGCATTGATGTTCTCAACCTTGTTAAGAGTGTTGACGAGCAGCAAGCTGAAGCTGAAGCTGAACAACAGCAGGCTATGGATATGCAGATGATGCAGTCCGCACCACAGCTTCTCAAAGCTCCTATCGCTGACCCCTCTAAAAACCCTAACGCTGAAGCTGTAATTGCTGAAGCACTTTCACCCGAACAGTAACACATGGCAGAACTTCTTACCTACGATCCAAGCAACGACCCACAAGCTATCCAAATTGCTGAAGAGCGAGACGCTGAAAGCCTCGCTGTTGGTCAAGCTATGGAAGACCAGCAGAATCAACTCCTTGCTGGTAAATACAAAACTGCTCAAGATCTAGAGCAAGCCTACATGGAGCTGCAAAAGAAACTGGGATCCGGTGAGCAGCAAGAAGAGCAACCCGAAGAGGCTGATGAGCCTGTTGAAGAGGTTGACGAAACTATCTCTATGTTCAGCGGTATCGATGATGAACTTGCAGAAGGCGGTGAGATCAGTGAAGAGTCGATGGCAAAACTTACTGCCATGGATAGTAAAGATCTGGTCGATGCGTATCTTAGGTATCAAAGCACCCTAGAAGATGCTCCTGTCCAACAAGGACGTGAACTTAACGACCAAGAAGTAGAGTCTATTTACAACAGTGTTGGTGGTCAGCAACAGTACCAACAGATGACTCAGTGGGCTTCCGAGAACCTGGACGAAGCTACTGTCCAGGCTTTCGATAATGTCATTGAGACTGGTAACGTTGCTGCTATCAACCTTGCTTTGCGAGGACTTCAATCACAATACAAAGACAACGTGGGTTACGAAAACGACATGATCCAAGGCAAGCCAGCACAGTCCAGCGGAGGTTACCGCAGTCAAGCGGAAGTCATTCGTGCTATGAATGACCCTCGCTACGATCGTGATCCTGCTTATCGCCAAGAGGTCATGGACAAACTTGCAAACTCTACTGGTCTTAATTTCTGATGTCCACCGTTATTGAAGAACGAGGTCGTATTAACCTCTACGCAAAAGAACCACCTATGCAAATTATGGAAGTCACTGAAACCCACAACGAAAAAGCTGAAAAGATGAATGGACGCTTTGCTATGATTGGCATCATGGCAGCGTTCGGATCTTATGCAATCACTGGTCAAATTATCCCCGGAATCTGGTAATGCCTTACGGTCCCGGTACCTACGGCAAACCCGTTAAGAAAGGTACCAAAAAAAATGGCGGAAAGAAAAAGCGTCAGTCTTAAGATTGGCAAACACAAATCACGCACCGGTGGCTTGACCGCTGCCGGTCGTGCAAAATACAACAGAGAAACAGGTTCAAACCTGAAGGCACCACAACCTGGTGGTGGTCCACGCAAGCGGTCCTTCTGTGCTAGAATGTCTGGTGTAAAAGGACCGATGAAAGACAGCAAGGGACGTCCCACCCGTAAGGCTCTTGCATTACGTAAATGGAAATGTTAAATGCCTAAACAAAAACCTGGTTTGTATGCAAACATCCACGCCAAGCGTAAGCGTATTGCTGCTGGCAGTGGTGAAAAAATGAGAAAGCCTGGGGCTAAAGGCGCACCCACGGCTGCTAACTTTAAACGCGCCGCTAAAACTGCTAAAAAAAAGTAACACACAAATGAAATCTATTATCGCTTCCGGTCTCCTCCTCGGCATGGCACATGGTGCTGCTATTGCTGGTCCCTACGTGAACTCTGAAATCAACTCTGGCTTCAGTGGCTCCAATCACTCAGGCACTACCTTTGAAAACCACGTTGGTTATGAAGGTGATAACTGGTATGTGCAAGGAGGTCCTGTGATCGTTGCACCTGAAGGTGGCGACACTGAAGTTGAACTCTCTGGTAAAGTCGGTGGTTCCATCGGCGTTGCTGAGAACCTTACCGGTTATGGTGAAGTGTCCTTTACCACCGGTGAGCTGAACAGCTATGGTACGAAGGTGGGTCTCAAGTACACCTTCTGATTTAATTGTGGTGGGTGGGTCGGCAACTTTACTTAATTGATTATGGCTACTTCTGTACTTACCCGGCAGAGGGATTCCTGGGAAGAGTTTTGTTCTTGGGTAACCTCTACCAACAATCGTCTTTATGTTGGGTGGTTCGGTCTGCTGATGATTCCTTGTCTGCTGGCTGCTACCACTTGTTTTGTTCTGGCATTTATTGCCGCACCTCCGGTTGACATTGATGGAATCCGTGAACCCGTGGCAGGCTCCCTCCTCTATGGAAACAACATCATTTCGGGAGCCGTCGTTCCGAGCAGCAATGCCATCGGACTACACTTCTACCCAATTTGGGAAGCTAATACACTTGAGGAATGGCTCTATAACGGCGGACCATACCAGCTCGTCGTCTTCCATTTTCTCATTGGTATCTATTCTTACATGGGACGAGAATGGGAACTTAGCTATCGACTAGGGATGCGTCCCTGGATCTTTGTTGCCTACTCTGCTCCTGTTGCTGCAGCCTCTGCAGTGTTCCTCGTTTATCCTTTCGGTCAAGGATCTTTCTCTGATGGTATGCCGCTTGGTATCTCAGGTACGTTCAACTTCATGCTCGTGTTCCAAGCGGAGCACAACATCCTCATGCACCCGTTCCACATGTTGGGAGTTGCTGGTGTATTTGGTGGAGCTTTGTTCAGTGCTATGCACGGCAGTCTTGTCACGTCTTCTCTTGTTCGTGAGACAACCGAAAACGAGTCTCAAAACTATGGTTACAAGTTTGGGCAAGAGGAAGAGACCTACAACATTGTTGCTGCTCACGGTTATTTTGGTCGTCTTATTTTCCAATACGCATCCTTTAATAACTCTCGTAGTCTGCACTTCTTCTTGGCTGCTTGGCCTGTACTTGGTATTTGGGCTACATCCTTAGGTGTGTCTACCATGGCTTTTAACTTGAATGGCTTTAACTTTAACCAGTCCATTCAATCTTCTGAAGGTCGTGTGATCAACACCTGGGCTGACATCCTTAACCGTGCCAACCTCGGCTTTGAGGTGATGCACGAGCGGAATGCACACAACTTCCCGCTTGACCTTGCATCCGTGGAGTCAACTCCCGTGGCACTTCAAGCACCTGCTATTGGTTAATCATGCCACACAAACCTGGTCACGATAAAGATTTTTTAAAAGGTTTCTTTGGAAATAAAATCTCTACCACTAGAGATAAGCAAAACGAAGCCTACCAAAAACTTTTGAAGAAAAAACCTAAAAAATAAACAGTTGATTCGTACGTTCATCCCATTCGGGACGCATGTTGCCTAACCATGGAACGGGGGTTAGGTTTATCTTGTACGAACTATGTCTATCAATCTCATTCGTTTCATTGAAGGTCAGCGTCGCCGTGCTGAGCGTTATCGTGTAGATGCGCTTCGCTATCGTGGCGTATCTTATCCAAAAAAAATGACCCATGCCTAAAAAACATCAATCATCTACTGCAAAGGCAACGCCTGTTCCTTACTCGCCTCAACCGTCTCCTGGTCAGGCAGTGTTCAAGCGGTGCGGACATTGTGGGGATAAAAAACCAGAATGTCGTAAGCAGCGAAAGTGTCTGAAAGACCTTCTGTAAATAGCTTGGGAGGCACCTCAGAGTCGGACCTCCCTTGCATTGGTTAGAGCCGGTACGCCGATACCTCTAGCCGTCTAGACGGTGGGATAGACCACAAAAAATAATCGAAAAAATTTTCCAAACGTTTGGGAGCAAGTCTACATTAACTTTACTCCTTAAAAATGGCACATCAATCTTCTACCCTGACCACGAGTCTGACTCGTCCTGGTCAGGCTAACTCTGCGGGTGACGCCCGCGCTCTTTACCTGAAGCTCTTTTCGGGTGAAATGTTCAAAGGTTTCGAGTACAATGCAATCGCTCGTGACCTGGTGATGAAGCGTACGCTTACCAACGGTAAGTCTATGCAGTTCATCTACACCGGTCGTACCACGGCTGAGTACCACACTCCAGGCAACGCAATCCTGGGTAACAGTGACGGTGCACCGCCCGTGGCTGAGAAGACCGTCACCGTTGACGACCTGCTGATCTCCAGCGCATTCGTCTACGACCTCGACGAGACTCTCGCTCACTACGATCTGCGTTCTGAGATCTCCCGTAAGATCGGCTATGCTCTCGCTGAGAAGTATGACCGCCTGATCTTCCGTGCGATCACTCGCGGTGCACGTGCTGCATCTCCTATCACCAAGACCAACTTCGTTGAGCCTGGTGGTACTCAGATTCGTGTGGGTTCTACCACCAGCGCTTCTGATGCTTACAACTCTGACAACCTGGTTGCTGCTTTCTATGACGCAGCCGCTGCTATGGATGAGAAAGGCGTCAGCACTGAGGGACGTGTGGGTATCCTTAACCCCCGTCAGTACTACGAACTGATTCAAAAGGTTGGCGACTCCGGTCTGATCAACCGCGATGAGCAAGGTACCGCCCGTCAAAAGGGTCAAGGTATTGTTGAGATCGCTGGTATCAAGATCTACAAGTCGATGAACATTCCGTTCTTCAGCAAGTATGGTACCAAGTATGGTACTGGATCTGCTACCAACCCTGGTATTACCGATCCTGGCAACACCGGTTCCTTCGTGTCTCCTGATCTGGAAGATGCCGCTAACGACGTTACCGGTATCAACAACGAGTACGGTGAAGAGACCGAGTTCGCTAACAGCTGTGGTCTGATCTTCCAACGTGAAGGCGCTGCCTGCGTGGAAGCCATTGGTCCTCAGGTGCAAGTCACCAGTGGAGACGTCTCCGTGATTTATCAGGGTGACGTGATCCTGGGTCGTCTCGCCATGGGCGCTGACTACCTGAACCCTGCAGCTTGTGTTGAGCTGTTCGCTGGTACCGCTACCAAGCCTACCGCATTCTGATCTTTATTTGATCTTATACTGGGGATCCTTCGGGGTCCCCTTTTTTTTATCTATTACTGCTATGCCTGTCTCATATGCTGCGTCCACCGAACTGGATGCTGTGAACCAAATACTCAGTTCCGTGGGACAGGCTCCTGTCACCACGCTTGATCTACAAAACCCAGAAGTATCTATTGTCCTTACAACTCTGCGTGAAGTTAACAAGCAAGTGCAAAGTGAAGGATGGATGTTCAACCAAGAAAGGGGTTATGAACTGACTCCTGATTCTGGTACAAAAGAAATCCTTTATCCGACCAACGCTTTGCAGATCGATGCAAACACTGAAACACATCGTGATGACATGGATGTGGTACGACGTGGAACTAAACTCTACGACCGACTCCATCATACATTTGAATTTAAAGAAGCTATTAAAGCTGACGTAGTTTGGTTCTATGATTTTGGTGACGTTCCACCAGTCATTCAAAATTATATTACTGCTCGTGCTGCTAGAATCTCTGCAATTAAACTTGTCGGAGATGCTCAGACAGCACAACTACTACAAGAACAAGAGTTCATGACCCGTGCGGCTGCAGTTGAATACGACTGTAACCAAGGTGATTATACCATCTTTGGTTGGCGTGACGGTGAGAACTACTACAACAACTATCAACCATATAACGCACTTGCACGATGAGTAAGATCACTCAAAGGATTTCCAATTTTTTTGGTGGAGTATCCCAACAAGCTGACAGTAAGAAACGCCCTGGACAGTTGAAAGAAGCTGTCAATGTATTTCCTGATTACGCACTTGGTATGCTTAAGCGACCCGGTGGTAAGTTTGAAGCCGAATT